TCCTGCGCGCCCGCGGTCGTGACCGATGAGAATTTCGCGCCCGACGTCGCGAGCCCCTGTAAGACCTTGTTGGCCTCGTCGGCGCCGCTGACTTGAACGCGGATTTCAATATTGTTGGGCATGGCGGGGCTCGGCTACGGGCGCGGCGGGGGCGCCCCGCCGCGCGCGTGGCGGGCGGCGGTCGCGGCTTGAATCATGGCGTAGGCCCGCTGGGCGTCTTCGGACGGCGGGCGCAGGCGGCGGCGGCGCTCGGCGTCGGCGGCGCGGGGGTCGAGGTCGAGCGGGGCGCGCCCGAGTATGTCGCGCAAGGTCGTCCCTGCCTTGTAGTCGGTCGAGCGCAGGGCATGCCACGCCAGCAGATCGCGCGACAGCTCGTACCGCGTGATTGCGCCGTGCAACATGTCTTCAATCTCGCGCGGCGTCGAGCGCCCGAAGTCGCGCGCGGTGAGCCCGAGCCATCGGCAGCTCTGGGCCCACGCGCGGGCGCGGTGAAAGGCTAGGCGGTGTCGCCAGTCGTGCCCGTCGGGCGCAGTGCCGTCGGCGTCGGCGCCGTCGGCGGCGTCGTAGGGCGCGACGCATCGGCGTCGGCGTCGTCGTCGGTCTCTTGCATGAGCCCGAGCACTTCGCTTTGATTCAAGGCGGCGTTGAGTTTTTCGTTGATCGCCTTGTAACTCATGCGCTGCAAGCGCAGGGTTTGCCGAAGGGCTTTCTTCATGTGATCGAGGGTCAAGTCGCGCTCTTCGTGGCGCGCCGCCGCCCACAACATGATCGCCATCGCTTCGACGTCGAAGCCGTTCGCGTCGGCCCACAATTGCAGCGGCGAGCGATTGCCCCGCCGCGCCAGGGGCAAGCCCGTAATCAATTCGAGCGAATCGTAGTCGAAGCGCAGCGTTCGTTCGCGGTCGAGCACGACCAGGGTCGAGACCAGCTCGGGCATGATGCACGCTCCGCAGGCTCGGGTGAGGGTTGACGCCGTCGCCCCTCACCCGAGCTGCGGGCGGCGACGGCGTTACGACGCGGGCACGCCGTTAAAGTCGATCCAGAGAAACGTAAACGACAGATCGCACGTCGCATAATCGTCGATCGGCCACGACGACTTGAATTGCGACACATACCCGCGGAAGGCGTAATTCGCCGCGGGCACGATCGGCGGGCCCGCCGCGCCCGTGTCGGGCGGCAAGACCATTTTGTAGGTGCAGACGGTGCCCTTTTGCCAGTAGGACAGCATGCGCTTGTGGACGTCGTGCGTCGGATCGAAAAAGATCGTCCCGTCGAGCGTGCCGGGGTCGGCGAGCCCCGCGGCTTTCATGCGCAGGCGCGAGTCGGGCGTCGACAGCTCGTGAATCGTCACGTCTTTGATATCCGACGTGCCGCCGGGCCCGTTGATCGTGCCCTTGAAATGCGGAATGAGTTCCCAGTTGGTAATAGTCGTGAACGTGAGCGGCGGGTCGGCGCCTTGCGTCGGGTCGACCGCCGCATAGACCATGATCCCTTTGCCGAAAATCAATTTCGCGTCGGGCGGGGGGCTTGCCATAGCTGGGGCGTGCCCCTTCCTGCGCGTTGTGGGCCGGTTGCGCGGGCCTCTCTCGGGTCATTGCATCGTCGCCAAGATCGAGGCGAGCGCCTCGTCTAGCGTCCCTTCGCCCCACAACAAATTGGTATAGCCGCATCGCTTGCAGGTGATCACGACGCGCTTTAACGGCGGCTCATACTGGAACAAGACGCGCGCGCACCCGCCGCACGCCGCCTCCGCCATACTCGCTTTGAGCAGATCGAGCGCGCGCAATCGGGCGGCGCGCGCCTTCGTCGCGTCGTAAATCATCTGGCGCCCGCGTCGCACTTGCTCGGCACTTTGGCGCGGCGGCATCGCGCCGCCGTTCGTATCGCTCATGGCGTCATGCCCCGTCGAGCATCGTGAAGAGCGGGTCGCGGAGCTGCGCGAGCATCGGCACGGTCCCCGCGCCGCGCGTGTCGTGAAAGTCGACGGTCTCTTCGAGGAAGCGCAGATTGACGACCAGGGGCACGAGCACGCCCGCGGGGCCCGTGACGGCGCGGCGCAGGATGCGCTTGCAATCGAGGTTGACCCGTTCGAGCCAGAGCGACGGGCTGTCGACGTCGTCGCCGTCGACGTACACGATGAGCTGCACGCGAAAGCGATCGTCGTACACGGTCGCGGGGTCGGGCGAGTCGTGCCCGATCGGCCCGAGCTGCGACCCGTCGTCTTGAATCACGATAATGTGTGGGGTCTCGGACACCTGATAGGGGTGCCGAAAGAGGCGTGAGACCGTGACGGGGCGGGGATAGGGCCCGCCCCAATAGCGGTCACCCGTGAGACGAGCGAGCAGCTCGCCCGCGACGAGCTGCATCACGCGCTCGCGCGGCGCTTCCTGAGGCATGAGCGCCATCGCGGCGCCCGCGCGGATCGCCGATCCCTCGACCGCCGAGAGACTACCGCCCGACATAGTCGCCGACGGCGCGATCAAGGACCGCGTAGACTGCCGGGCCCTGCGCCTCTTGCGTCTCTTCGCGGAAATGCAAGCCCGCCATGCCCGGGTGCCAGACGTAGCGGCGAAAGATCGCCCCGCCGCCGCCCGCCGAAAACTTCAAGACTTTCTTCTGGGAGCGGCGCGCGCGAATGCGCGGCATCGGATGCCCCGTCGCCCCGTAATTCAAGATCCGCAGCTTGAATTTGGCGGGGCCCGCGCCGAAGACGCGCCCCGTGATCCCGAAGCCTTCGACGCGCGACGTCTCGGCGCGCAGCGCGTCGGCGGCGTGCCCGTAGCGCCCGGGCCCGCGGTGCGCGGCGAGGCGCCCGTGCATGTCGTTCAGGATCAGATGCGTCGCTTCGGACGTCGCGGGGAGCAAGACGGCTTCGAGGTCGGGATTCTGCCAAAGCCAGCCGGATTCTTTGACGGTGTAGGCGATCATACGCGCCGCGCCGCCCGGTACGAGTCGAGGGTTTGCTTCGCCCGCATCGGCACGAGCGATTCTCGGAAGGTCACGCTGCCCGTGCCCGCCCCGCCCGTGAGCTGCGCGAATTCGACCGTCTTGTCGAGCTGCTCGCGCCACACCATGCCGAGAATCTGATAGAAGGCGTCGAGCAGATCGCCCGCGACGGGGTCGGTGCCGCCCGTGTACGACACGACGACCGGCGCGGGGTCGCCGTTCGGCGCGAGCCATCCCGACAGGCGGCAGAGATGATTCGGCATGCCCGGGTGATCGGCGCCGACGAAGACGTCGGCGCTCGCGCGGTCGTCGGCTTCCGAGCGCCAGACGGCGAGGTCCGCGCCCGCGAAGCTCACCGACACGGGCGAGGCGACGTCGATCGGCTCGGCGGGTAGGTAGAGCTTCGGGTGCCATTGCGCGGCGAGGCGGACGTCGACGTAGTCGCGTTTCTTGAACCCGAGCTGACACCATGCCTCGCACAGATCGGACACGCGGTCGATCGCCTCGTCGAGCAGGGCATCGCGATCGGTGCCCTTGATCAAGAGATAGGCTTTCGCCTCGTCGAGCGACACGAAGCTATTCGCTTGGCTCATGCGCCCCCGCGCTTCGTCGGGCGGGGCAGGGTCGCGCGCTCGCCCCCTGCGCCCGCGGTCGTCGTTTCGCCGCCGCCCGGGGTTGCCAGCTCGCCGCCGCAGTGCGGGCACTTCGTCACGACGGGCTCGGCGACCCCGTTCGCAATGAATTCCGCGGCGCGCGCGTCGGGCACGTCGGCGACTTCGCCGAAGTCGAAGGCCCACCCTTTCACGTCGGCAATCGAGGTCAGAAACCGGACGAGCACGACCTAGCGCCCCGTGGACGGTGCGGGTTTCGGCGGCACGATCGGCGGCGGGGGCGAAGACGTGACCGTCGGGCCGCTCTTCGCGGCGAGCTGCTCTTTCGCCGTCGTGGCGCTCTCGTCCGCGGCGGCGCGCGTCATGAGCTGCTGCTCTTCGTCGGGCGTCTGTGCGAGCGCCTGCACGTCGGCGCGCACGTCGAGCCCCGCGTCGGCGGTCGTCGTCTTGAACGCCGCGACGGCGTCGTCGAGCGCGGCGAGTTTCGCGGGGGCGATCGCCCCCGCGGCGTGAAGGTCAAGGCGAATCAACATGGTCGGCCCCCTCCGTTATGGCGGTAGCGGAATGCCGTTGTCGTATCGGTTTCGATTGAACGTCTGATCGTGGGAGACCTCGCCCGTGCGCGCGGGATCTTCGGGGATCGACTGCGTATCAATCTTGAGCCAGTATTGCGGCCACGGTTGATCCGGCCCGGGCCCGGGCACGTAGGTCACGGTGCCGTCGGCTTCCGCGATCTGATCTTGAGCGTCGGCGTTTTGCTGCAATTGATTGAGCGGCGCGATGAGCGCCTCGTAATACGCCTTGCTGCACCGCGTATGCCCCTCGATCTTCACCGTGAAGAGCACGGGGGCGCCCCCTAGGTTGCGGAGTTGGCGAAATACTTCACGGGGTGCGTTCCGGCGTCGAGCAGATCGCCGTCGTATCGCGCGAAGGCCAAGAACGCGACCTGATGGTAGTCGGCATAGCGCTCGTCGAGGCGCATGAGCGTGACGCCGCGCACGTCGCGGATAATGTATTTCGCGAGCTGCCCGAACAGAATCGACTTCGCATTCGCCGCCATCACGGGCATGTCTTGATTAATCGTGTAGGGATACCCGAGTACCGTGTCGGGATTCGAGACCGCGATGCCGGGCGCCCAGAGCGGGCGCCCCGTCGTGTCTTTCAATTTCTTGAACGCCTTGAGGGTCGTGTCATGCCACATGAAGCGCGCGCCCGTGCGATAGGCGGGGTCGATCGAGTGCTCAAGGTCGACGAGGTTGTCATACGACGCCGACGTCGTCGAGCCCGCGCCCGCGACGGTGCCTTGCGTCGCCGCCGTGACGAGCCCCATCGGTTGCGACACGCCCGTGCCCGTCGTGAAATGCTGATTCGTGATCCTGCCGATGCGCTCGCCGAGCGCGGTGCCGAGAAATTGCGCGAGATTGACGGCGTTGTCTTGCAGCAGCTCGACCGAGACGAGCACCATTTTTGAGCTGTATTTATAGGCTTGCAGCACGAGCTGCCCGAAAGCGACGTCTTGCTGTGTCACTTGCTGATTCTCGCCGAGCAGGACGCCGAGATTGCCCGTGTCGTTTGTCGTGGGCCAGGGCAGATCGGCCCCCGTGTCGGTGCGGATAATCGTCGCGACTTGGCGCATGCCGCCATAGGTGAGCAGGGCGACTTCGAGCGACCGCATCGTCTCGTCGGGAATGGTGTAGCCCCCGACGGCTCCGGGCGTCGTCGCCTGCACGCGTAGAAGCCACGACGCCACGTCGGGCTCGTGCAAGGAACGGAGCGCGCGGGCGGGAAACATGATCGTGAGCTGTTTCATATTCAGATCGATCCCCGAGCGCCGCACGATATCGAGCTGCTCGGCGTTGATCGTGTGCCGCTGATCGCTGCCCGCCAGGAGCCAGCAGCGGAGCGCTTCGATCCGCTCGGTCTCGGCCAGCTCGGCGGCGCGCACGGTCGCGAGCCGATCCGGCACGCGGTCAGCGACGACGGTGCCGCGGGCGGCGTCGGGGCGGGGCGGCTCGGCGGCGCGTCCGTTCGATCGCGACAGCTCGGCTTCGACGGTCGCCTGTCGCTGCTCGCGGTCGATCTGCACCTTGAGCTTGTCGATATCGGCGTGCAGGGCGTCAAATTTCTGCTCTTCCTCTGCGGACAGCTCGCGCTTTTCGGCTTCCGATCGGGTGAGCAGCTCTTTGGCTTGTTCCCACAGGCGGGCGCGCTTCTCGACGAGGTCTTTGAGCATGTCGTGCCCCTTCGTGCTCGCCGCCCGGGGGCCCCCGGCAAACGAAACGGGCGCCGACCGCAAGCGAGGTCTCGAATCGGTTTCGAGGTCTCGATCGAAGTCGGCGCCCGCGAAGGCGTGCGACGACGTCTCTCTGCTGCGACTCTATCGCCCGGCTCGCGCGGCGACGCGACGGCGTCGCCGGGCTCGCGCCCGAGCGCTTATGTCCTGCCGCGCACGGTAAAGATTCGCTGCTGCACTGTCAAGGGGCGCCCTGGGGCGACGGCGGGTGCCCTAGCGTCGAGGCGGGCGCGTGAGGGAAGGCGTGACCCCGCGGGCGGGCGCCCGGGCCCGTTGACGGGCCCCGTCGTCGCTCTGGGCGCGCAGGCGCGCGGCGTCGCGATAGACGGTCGAGCGACTCACGCCGAGCCGCGCCGCGATCGCGTCGGGGGGCTTGCCTTGCCGAGCGAGCGCGTCGAGGCGGACGAGACGGCGCGCGTGTTCCTCGGGCCCCCCATAGCCCCCAGGATGCGCGGGCGCCATCTCGCCCGCCCTTACCCCGCGGCGAGGCGCAGGCGGCGGGCACGCCACGCGCGCGAGGGTCGCCAGGGGGGCGGCGCCCCGCTCGCCTGCCAGTCGGCGAGCGAGCGTTGCGCGACCGACACGTCGGTCGCCGTGAAGGCGGGGAAGGCGACGACCGATATTTCGCGCACGCGCATATCGTGAATGGTGCGCACCGGCGTGTCGTCGACCATATCCCATGACGGCGGGGCGGCGAGCCGAAAGGCGAAGCTCATGCCCGAGACGTCGCCGCGGGTCACCGATTCGAGCGTGTCGTCGCCGAAGCTCGTCTCGGGCACGTCAATCTCGGCGCGAAGCGCCGTTTTCGTCCGGTACAAACGCAGGGTGCCCGCCGTGAGCCGACCGAGCACGCGCCCGGGGTCGTGCTCGACGAGCGCCCGCACGTCGAGCTTTTCGTGCAGGGTGCGCTCGATCGCCGACGGGGCGATCACTTCGCGAAAGCCCCCAAGGTCTTCGCTCATCGTATTGAAGACGATGGCGGTGCCGACGAGGCGGCGCGGCGCCAGCTCGGGCATGGCGCGCAGATCGGCGACGAGCGCGATGCGGCGCTCGGTCTCGGCGTCGGGCGATCGGGTCGTCATGGCGGGCCCCCTTTCAAGGCATGCGCGAGCGACTCGGCGAGCACGCCGTCGGCGAGCTGCACGGGGCGCTCGATTTCCCACTGATCGAGCAGGCGATCGACGGCGTCGAGGCGCCCGTCGCACCGCGCGAGCTGCTGCTGCGATTCGGTCACAAAGGCGTCGACGAGGCGGCGGGCGAGCTGGGGCGGGGGCTCGTCGCGCTCGCAGTGCGCGGCGTGCGCGCGCACGAGCGGCAGCAGGGCGTCGGCGAAGAGCTGCGCATGGCGGTCGTAAAACTCGGTGACCCACGCCCCACGGGCGGCGGCATCGGCGAGCCCGGGCCATGCCTTCCGAATCGCGGCGGCTTCACGCCGCACCATGCGCCCGACAATCTCGACGACGAGCGCCCGCTCGGCGGTGATCACTGCCGCCTGTCGGGCGGCGAGCGCCGCCGCGGGCCGCATGCCGGGGGTTTCGTCGGCACGCGTCGGCGGCGGCGCCCCGTCGCCCGCCGCCCCCGCATCGCCCGCGGCGGGTGCCGCCGCCGCGCTCGACGGGGCGGGCCCGAGCGGCTCGCTCGCGTCCTGCATGTTCAAGGGCACGAGGAATACTTGCCCGTCGCCGTTCGGCAAGGGGTTCATGTTTTCGAATGATCGAATATCGTCGGCGCAAAGCCATCCCCATTGGCGCCCGACGGCATAGGCGGCATAGCGCGCCGTCGTGTCGCCGCGCAGTAAGCCGTCGACGTTGTGCTGCGCGAATTTCGAGGCGCGCAAGAGCTTCCGATTCAGCTCTTGTTCCCAGCGCACGAGCCACGGGCGCAAGGTATCGACGACGAATTCGATCGCCTGCTGCTCGATATTCGAAAAGGTCGCATGCGTCAAGTCGCGGAGCTTGTGCGGGGGCACGTTGAACCAGCGCGCAATTTCGGTGATCTGAAACTCTCGCGTTTGCAGAAATTGCGCGTCGTCGGGCGGGATCCCGACTTTCTCGACCTTGATCCCTTCCTCGACGACGAGCAGATTATTGGCACTGCCCGGTTGTAACGCCTCTTGTAAGGACGCTTTCAAGCGCGCATGCGCGGCGTCGGTCAGCCGATCGGGGTGCTGCGCGACGATGCCGGGCCATCCCTGCTTGCCGAAAAACGACGAGCCGAAGCGCTCGGTCGCGAGCCCGAGCCCGATCGACTCGCGCGCCTTCGCGATCACCGAATAGCCCATGAGCCCGTCGAAGCCGAGCCCGGGCACATGCAGCATATTCTCCGCGGCAATCTCGACCG